CAGAAGTAGGAAAATATTATACCTTCATATATCTTGCAAAGACTCCAAATATTACATATGATCAATACCCATTAATCATTGTAACGTCAATAAGTAAGTGGGGATTTACTGGATTAAATTTTCATTGGGGAACTTCTAGAAATTATACATGGGAAGAAGTTATTGGAAAAATGCATGTAGTTGAAGATAATGAAGTTGATTATTTAAGATCTTTACCATACGCCAAATTAGTAACTAAATAATTAGAAAAGAATAAATGGCAGTAGCTAAAGTTCCACCAGATCAAACTTCTAAACCTATAGCTCCATCCTCAACTTCAAAGAATACCTCATCTTCAGATTTGAGGTATCCTTTGACTCTTCGTGGTGATCAAGATAGAGTTAAATTTGATCTTTGGAAATTGAACAAATCCGGAATAGCATCTAAGACTCAAATATCTGGTTCCTCAAAAAAAGCAGAGGATTCTATGTTTATAAGTGCCGGAGAAAAACCAGTTATTTTGCCAATTCAATCAGGTATTAGCGATTCCAATTCTGTTGGATGGGGTGCTGGAGAATTAAATGAACTACAAAGACAATTTGTAAATACCTCTTTACAGTTCATGAATTCTAAAAATTTTGGTGCCGATTTAGAGCAAAAATTTAAAGATGCAATAGGAGCTATACAAAAACCAGAAAATGAAAACGCATTTAAATTATTTTTAGCAGAACAAGCAGTTGGTATTCAAGGATTACAATCTAGAGCATTTGGTTCAGTAATGAACCCAAACTTAGAACTTTTATTTCAAGGACCTGCATTAAGACCTTTTAATTTCGTATTTAAATTATCAGCAAGAAGTGCTCCAGAGGGAGCAAGAATTAAAGAAATTATCAAGTTCTTCAAAAAACATATGGCAGCAGAAAGGAATCCCAGTTCCTTATTCTTAAAAGCACCATATGTTTTTGGCATTGAATATCAAAAATCAGAAGGTTCTTTACATCCTTCAATAAACCTGATTAAGAAATGTGCTCTCCAAACATGTTCAGTAGACTATACTCCTCTTGGTTCACATATGACATATAATGATACTGATAGAACACTAGTGGCATATACCTTGTCATTACAATTTCAAGAAATACTTCCAATCTACCAAGACGATTACGATAGCCACCAAATAGGTTACTAAAATGTCAAATCCATATTTTCGCCAAGTTCCCAATTTTGAATATATTAGTAGAAACAATAAAGAACAAAATATTTCCGATTACGTTGAAGTAAAAAATTTATTCAAAAGAGGAAGATTAAGAGAAGATATTTTTGGTGATTTAACTTTTTTTGAAAAATATAAAATCATAGGAAATGAAAGACCTGATGATGTAGCGAATAAATTTTATAATGATCCGACTTTAGATTGGGTAATTCTTTTAGCAAATAATATTCTCAACATTCAATCAGAATGGCCTTTAGCACAACAGGCATTTGATAGAAACATGTTGAGAAAATATGAAGATTATGACACTTTATATAATGGAATTCATCATTATGAAACAAAAGAAATTAAAAATTCTAAAGGCATTACTGTGCTCAAGGAGGGACTTCGCATATCCAATACTTGGAGAACAAATGGTAATTTTATAGAAATAAACAATACCAAAATAAGTCAAATTTTTTCTGGAAATGGAATTGTTCCATCAAAAACAGTAAGAGTCACTGTCAATAATGGAATCTATGGATTAAATGTAGGTTCGCAAATAAGGATTTTTAATGTATCAGAAAAAGTTTATAATGGTACTTTTGTAGTAACTTCAGCATTAATTCCATTTGGCGATGGGAGAGCAGTTTCGTTTACGTATGAACTTACAACTACTCCACTAGTTGCAACTCCAACATTATCAACCCCAAGAAAAGAAGAAGTCCTTCTCACACTAGAAAGTAGTACTGGAACAGGAAGTTCTTACTATTATGAATATTGGGATGAAGGTCTTGGATATTCTGTTATTGTCCCATCAACATCATTCGTTGCGGGAGTAACAAACTTTGAATATGAAAACAACATAGAGGAAAATAAAAGAAACATATACGTCCTAAAACCAGAGTATTTAAATGTCATATTTAATGACATGGATAATATCATGCCATATAAAGAGGGTGGAGAACAGTACCTGAACCCCACCCTGAAAAGAGGAAATAATATTAGACTTTATAACTAATCACATATCAACCAATTTTTGGAAATAACCAAGAGCATCATCTTCATCTTCATCATCAGAAGATGAATTTAGATTTGGAAGAGAAGGAGACTTAGAGCGAGCATAAGACTGCTCTAGTTCTTCTACAACACGTTCTTGAACTGTAGGAGTTTGTTCGAACTCTTCAAGTTCATCTTCTTGTTCAATTACTGCACGGGAACGAGCTGGAGAAGAATTCTTGATTCCAAGAACCATATTCATGCGACGTTCAAGTTCTTCATAAGACTTAAACTGATCTGGAGCAGTAATTGCAGTTAAAGAATACTCTTTCTTCCAGATGGCTTCCAGAGCATCATCATCATCCATCAGTGGTTCGACAGAACCAAACTCTGACTTGTCGTAATTCCAATACCCATCTTTCTTTACGATTTTGAGTTTGAAATTAGCACCCTGCCAGAAGTCAAAAGGATTGATAGGAGTTTCATCCTCGAACTCAGGTTGCATTGCTTCCATAATCTTATCGAAAATCTTCTTGCCATACTTAAACAGGAAGACTTTACCTTCGTTTTGAGGATTAGTAGGATCTTTTACAACGTAAATATTGGAGTAATATGACAGTTTACGCTTTTGCTTACGAACAGTTTCCTTATTAGTTTCGGAACCACTATTCCAAAGTTCTCGGTTATATTCACCAAGAGGATCTTTTTGTCCAATAGTAGTAAGACTGTTTTCAATATACCAACCACCAGGACCTTGGAAAGCATGTGAATACATTTTTGCCCAGGGAACATCTTCTCCTTCAGGAGCAGGAAGGAAACGAATCACTGCAAAACCGTTTCCAGTTTTATCAAGTTCTGGTTTCCAGAGACGCTCATCGGCACTCCCAGAAGTTGTACTCATCTTCTCTACTTCTTTTACCAATTTAGAAGTCAGAGAACCAAGCTTGGATTGTTTTTTAAGATCTGAAAAAGACATTTGTGTACCTCGTATTAGTAGGATTTGGCCTTTGTGTACTACGCTATTTTAAAACGAGAATCAGGTTTTGTCAATCTGCGCTTTCATGTTGTCAAGCATTTTTGTCATATTATTAAAAATAATATTCATATCAATTCCAGGAGCAAGTCCCATCATTCTCGCAGAATCAGCAATTCTCTGTTTCATTTCTTGAGCTTCAGGATCATCTGACAAACTCATTCTAGTATATAAAACCTGTTGTTTTTTTAGAAGTTTTTCTAAAAGATTAACATGATAAATTTTATCATCCTTTGTCATGGAAGAAAATTTAAAAACACTTCCATAAATTTCTTCTTGAAGCTCAGAAATTTCTGACATCTCTGCGCGAACAAATTCAGAATTAAAGAAACTCATTTTTCTCCTACAATAACTTCTTTCAAAATTTTTTTATAGCGAAATACATCTATATGTAGGAAAGGTGAATATTTTTTTATTTTTTTCCCTACGGTTTGCCACACTGGATCTAAAAGTTTTTTATCAAACTTATTCCCGAACAGGAAAATCTTATCATAAATCACTAGAGTTTCTAGTGAAATTTTCCCACTCAGGAACTTTTTAAGCAATAGTGGATGTCCTTTTGAGCACTTGAATACATCATCAAATTTATTTTCTTCAAATAAAGTCTGACTTTCTTCCTTAAAGACATATGAAAGTGACTGTATTTTCTTTTGCCAATTTTGATACCTTTGTTCTCCCTCTTTCATCATTTCACCAATCCAAAGTGTTTCTGGATCTGGACATGATACAAAGTTTGCAACAAAAAAATCAACTACCTCTTGATCTGATTTTTGTCTAGAAATTTTTTCAAACCAAAAACGATCCTTACGTTTATAGAAGGATTGGACTGTTGCTCTACTTTTTCCACAATACTTATGATAGTCATAACTATCTTTTGTAAAGTGATTTTTTAAAGCAAGATATTCACGATAAGCATCAAAAGGCATCATCAAAAAACTAATTTTGCACGGGAAGTTTTTTTAAGAAAGTTTAGTTCCATTGCTTCATACTTAATCTTTTCTTTCAATGGTTTTGAAATGAGTTTTGGAACTGACTCCAAATCAATATTATTCTGCTCACAGAAATAGATGATTGCATCAATATAATTCATCTCTACGTTAATCTGCACAAGATTTTCAATCTCTTGAGCAAAACGTGACGGACAAAAGAATTTGCTTTCTAATGCTTTCTCTAATTCATTCTCCATCTTGCCTAGTATTGTGATGTACAAATTCTTTAATGTAACGAACTAATAGTCTAATATAATCGTCTTTGTTTCTTTTGTCAAATACCTTGACTTCTCCACCAGGAGTCACCATTAATGTAATTAATTTTTTTACAACTTTGCCTGTGAGTTCGTAATACGCAGCAGCATAAAAAGTTTCTTGAACAAAATAGTTTTCAATCCATTCTTCTGGTTTGATTTTGTCTGAAGTCTTAAAGTCAATAACTGCTAACTCTCCTTCATATTCAGCAATACAATCAACTCGTCCCGCAAGTCCAAGGTATTCAGAATAGAGAGTTCTTTCAATTGCGTGAATATTATTTATCTTATCAAGCTCTGATTTCGCATGATGAAACATGAACTTTGTTAGGGGTTGATAATCATTCCAGTCCAGTTCTTTATTCTCAAGATAATCCTGACAGATTTGGTGAAAATCAGTTCCTCTTGCAGTTGCCTTTCTTGTAATAGCATTTGCCTTTTCTTCACCAACTCTCTTCCGCCACTCAACAAAGATTTGGCGATTGTAAAAAGAAGTGACTGAAGTAATAGAAGGCACCCACTGTCCATCAGGAAGATGATAGAGGCGGATGCCATTAGTTTCTTTCTTTTCTAATTCAAGTTCACCTAAAAAATTATGATGAATAAATGTCATACACCTACTTCCATTTTTGCCAAAATATACTCTTTAACAAGTCCTGAACGAACAATATCATCAACACCAAATTCAATGATGTCAATTGACGGCATAATACGAAGAACTTTCATAAAATCAATAATACCATTTCTCTCATTAGTTTTAATTAAATCCGTTTGAGTAGCATCTCCACAGAACATAATTTTACTATGCTCACCCACACGAGTGATTATACTATCAAGTTCATGATAATTCAAATTCTGGAATTCATCTACAATAATAATTGCTCTATCTAGAGTTGTTCCACGAATAAAAGAAGTGCTCCAAAAACTAATAGTTTCCTGCTGCTTTAAATTTCCATAAAGCATTTCGAACTCAACATCACTTGGCATTTGGAACATATACTTTACCATATTCTTATAAGGAATCTGATAAAGCGAAGACTTGTCTTCATGATCTCCAGGAAGGAAACCAATTTCACGAGTAGCAACAAGAGATCTTACAATATAAATTTTTTCATATGGAGTTTTTTCATCCAGTACATCTTGAAGAGCATTATAGAGAGTGATGAAAGTTTTACCTGTTCCAGCACATCCATATGCAACTATGTTTTTATTGGAATCATATGCTTCAAATAATCTCTTTTGATTATCGGTAAGAGGTTCCACATCTCTCATCAAATCGAGATTGATTGGTTTTTTCCTCTTCATTTGCTTTG